GTAACCTCTGGGACCCACAGGATGAAGGGAATAAGCGATATAGCAATCTCTTGGGCCATCTCAACAGCAGTACCCACAGTGGCTGGCTGAACAAGAAAGGCCAAGGAGCCAGTAGTGATGAGCTTCGTAGGATGGGCAGTACTCCTGGGGTCGTCGTAGAGTATTCAGGTGTCGCCCCAGTCCAGATTAAACCTATTGAACTAAGCCAAGGTCACTTTGAGCTTGCCCAGTACAGTACTGACAAGATCATGCGGATCAGCGGTATTAACGCTGAGATGGTTGGTGCAACGACCCAGAAGACAGTCTCAGGTCGGTCTATCCAAGCCCGTCAAGAGGGTGGGCAGACCATCCTGAAGCCACGCCTAATGAGCTTCGATGAAGCCTGTTTAGACGTAGCTGAACTATTACTCTCTCGTATTCAACAGTACTATCCACCAGCCAAGCTGAAGCGTATCCTTGGGTTGGCTGAACTCGCTGGTCCAATGATGCCTGGTCAGATGTCAGTCTTCTGTGATCCAGTCTCAGGGATGCCACTCCAGGATGAACAGATACTAGAGATGCTAGTGAATATTACCAACTTGAACTTTGACCTCTCGTTGAAACAGAACCCAGCTGATCCTACAGTCCGACAGGAAGCTTTTGAGAGGGCAACCCAGCTGATGGAACTGTTTATGAACACAGGCAGACTGCCAGGGCCTAACACACTCCAAGCATTTGTAGACATGGCTGATGTTCCAACACGGTTAGCTGAAGGCATGAAGTTAGACGCGATGATGCCTCCAATGGCCCCACCACAGAAGACAGGGGGTGGGAGTGTCTCGGATAAACAACGCCAGCAATCAGGAGGCCAGGGTGGTCCAGGTAATGGTGGCCCAGGCCCAGGTGGAATGTGATAGATATAGAACAAATGAACCACTCAGTCGAGACAGAATGTAAAGATATGGGGGATAACACTGGTATCTCAGTTGCCTTATGGCGATTGAAAGAGTTGATTAAAGGTTACCAGTTCGCTGTCAAGCAGGGGTATAAAAGTGGCCACTAGAGGGTTTGGCTACCGTGGGAAGGGTCGCAAGGGTATAGCGGGTAGGCAGATTAAACGCCCCCGTAAAACAGGGGTCCATTCTAGTGTTACCTCTAGCACCAAGAAAGCGAAGGCCCCATTTGGAACATTCGGATTTCGATAAATCAGTTAACGAGCAGCTGAAGTACTGGCAGGGGTTGTTGAAACTGTCAGACTGGGACATCAAAGTAGACTATTGGCCCCATGAAGCATTAGGGTCTGACACACTAGCCAAAGTCCTTTGGTCCAGGAACCAGAAGACAGCCACCCTCGCCCTGCGTGTCCCTGCTGATATCCCTGCTGTCGAACGGGGGTACTCAGAGGGTGAGGCGATAGACTATGACATTACCATCCTCCATGAACTATTACACTTAAAGTGTGTCGATCTTGAGAGTAAAGTAGAATGGGCTGAGGAACAGCTAGTCAATCATGTCGCTAAAGCTCTTGTCCAGTTATATCGAGAAGCCAACCCTAGTGAGACTATAGTAGAAGGACCACAGCCTACGAAGCATGGGCACTATATCTAATCTAGGGAAGGACTATAAGCTTACAGTCAGCTTTCTCTACAGGAAGCACCCTTGGCAATGGCCGGTCAAAACAAGTACTGGCTGGTGCCTCGGTAAGATTGGCTTCCATTACAAAGTTCGTGTCAGTGTGTTGTTATCGGGCGTTAACCTGTAGGTCGCCGCTACCTCGTCGCCAGAGATTGGGCGTTATTAAGGAGTTCTATGCCAAAAGGTGAAGTGGAAATCAAGGAAGGGGGTCAGTTAATGGACCCCGCAGGCAAGGAGTTTCAGGAGATGCTGGCTAAGGCACAAACTGCCGCAGTCGAGCAACTCGCTAAAGCCCCTGATACTTCCATGGTTGAGGGTGAAAAGGACGGTAAACCGGCCCCAAAAGTTGAGGCCAAGCCAGCGTCGTCTGCTGCACCTGCTAAGGAAGAGGATGAGACTGATGGGACTGAGGATATCCCAGGTGATGATATCGGGAACCTCAAACATAAAGTCTCTGGCCTGCAAGCTGAACTCGCCCGTGTTCGTAAGCAAAAGTCTGGGTCAGCTGAAGAAGCCCAGGTTTTGAAAGAGCGTATTGCTGACATGGAAGGACAGATGAAAGTCCTCCGTGAAGGGAAGACAACCTCTTCTGTTGAAGACAGGCTTGCAAAGTTGTCCGATGAGCAGGTGGCTGACAACAAGATCGCCTGGGAAGATGAAATGGCAGATGCCAGGGTCATCGCTCGGTTAGCCGAGAAAGATGGTGACACTGTTGCTGTCAAGGAAGCCAACCAGCGAATTGTTGATGCACGATCAGCCTTAAAATTATACGCCAATGAAGAACGGCGTAGAATCCAGGCTGAGGCCAGCAAGACGACGAACGAGCGAGATGAGCACCAGGGCATGGCAACTGAAGTAGAGAGTTTATTTACTGATCTCTACAAAGCAGCCCCTGACCTGAAAGATCAAGAGAGTGACATTTGGAAAGCTGGCCAAGCTGAGTTTTCTAAATTACCTCGCTTGATGAAAGCCCTTGGTCCATTAGGTGAACTTGTCGCAGTGGCCAACGCCATTGCCAAGAACCCTACATTGATTGGTAAGAAAGTCATTACCTCTGAAACTGGTAAGGTCATCAACGCAATTGAAACTGCGGCTGACAAAGCCTTCCAAAGGGGTGGATCAGCTCCATCTAGTGGGACGATTGTTCCGGTTACTACCATCAAATCCCAATCGGACCTCATCGCTTTTGAAGAGCGAGTCCGTGCGGTTAAAGGTGGCTAAGAATCATCTGTTGTTGAATTAGCCTCCTATACTAGGAGACTATAATGTCGATTCATAAAACTACTGCGTTCACAGATGGTACATCATCTGACGCAACTCAGTCCTTCTTTGACACGCTATTGCTCATTCGTGGGCAGTACGAGTTGATTCACCAAGTCCCAGTGTTCCAGAAGTCCCTTGCTCGTCGGTCGGGTAAGACGATGATCTGGAGGCGCTATGAGGCTCTGTCTCTAGCGACCACTGCCTTGACTGAAGGTGAGAACCCTCAAGGACGTACCAAGACTAAGACCGATGTTGCTGCTACGATTGTCCCATACGGTGACTTCATCGAAGACAGCGATATGATCTACAGCACCCAGATTGACCCACAGACGACTGAGAATGTCGAGCTACTGGGCCAGCAACGGGGTGAGACCTTCGATCAGCTGTACCGAGATATCTACACGACTGGAACCCAGATTGTGTATGCCAACGGTACTTCAACGATCACGGTCTCAGAGATTGTAGACAAGAATGACCTTGACCGGCTGTACCGCCTCCTGCGGAACAACAAGGCCAAGACCTTTACCCCAATGATTATGGCCTCCCAGAATGTGGGTACCGGCCCTGTCATGCCTGGGTATTGGGCCATGTGCCATGAAGACGTAGCCTTTGACCTGCGGCACACCGCAGACTTCCTCCTAGTCAGTGAATACTCTGGCAAGGGTGGAGTCATCGCAGGTGAGTTTGGAGCTGACAAGAACGGCCTTCGTTTCCTCAGCTCGCCTAACGGGTACAAACTCGCTGGATCGACTGGTGTGACGATTGCGGCTACGGATATCAAGAACACTGGCGGATTCGCTGACATCTACAGCATCTTCGCTGTGGGCCAGCAAGCTGTCGCTGGTGTCTCTCTTGCCGGTGGAAACGGTGGGATTATCCGTAAGGAGCTTGGCTCAGGCGGGACCAGCGATCCACTGAACATGAAGGCCACGGTAGGATGGAAACAGTATGACATTCGCAAGATTTTGAATAACAACTTCTTGGCTGAATTGCGGACTGGTGCCAGCAACTAAAAAGGATGGGGGGTGAAAGCCCCCCATTATTTATGCCTGTATACTATAAAGTCACCCTGAACGGGGTTCCACTCTTCAAAGGGATTAAAGACAAAAAGGAAGCAGAGGCCAGGGCTGAACGCTGGCAAGGGGAAAAGTACAAGCGTGGCCTGCTCAAACACGCTGACAAAGGAGATCATGTCGAGGTATCCATCGACAAGGATGCGGGGAAGGATTTTGATGACCGCTATGCTGATCTCAAAGCAGGGAAGTATCAACGGATAATTAGAGAGGAGTACATTCCATAATGGCTAAGGCAGCTGGTGTGATCCTAGACAGAAAGAGTGGACAGGTTAGACTTCGTGGGTTGAAGTGGCCCCTTCCTGTGACCCTAGATACCGAATCTAAGGGCAGGATTAAAGCTACCATTAGACCCAATACCTGGACAAGTGTACCTGATGAAATCTATTCCTTCCTTCAGGAACGGTTTGAGACCCAACGGTTCTCAACAGTCCCTGACGTAGAAGAGAATGAACGATCTCCCCACAAGCCAGGGGAAGCCCCAATCATGGCTGAAGAAGAAATTGATCCAGGGTTCTTCCTGGAATTTCGCAATTAGACCTCATTTAAAGGAGCGATAGATATGGGACTCGATGGCAATTCAACAGTTTCCCCAGTAGTTGTCTCTGGCACCTTTGCTGGTACGACTGCTGCACAAACGATTACCCTGGGCTTCCAGCCTTCCTGGTTCATCTGGTATAACCAGACGGATGGTGACACATTGAATGTGTGGCACAAGTCCAGTTTGACCAATTACCTAACGATTACCTCTGCTGCGGCTACGACCTCTGTAGCGATTACCACGACTGACCACGGTATTACCTTGGCAGCGTCTGATGCTGTAGGTAACGAGAACGGTAAAACCTTTGTCTTCTTTGCTGGTCGCTAAAAGGAGGACCTTATGATTAAGCATGATAAGGAACTTCTGTGGAGACCAGGCAGGTTGTACATCCCAGCCTGGCAGTTCTCTGGGTTGGACTATGAAACGACTACAGCCACAGATGTCAAATCAATGGGTACTGGTGCGGCAAACGATACCAGTGTCATTGAGATTAATACCTCTGGGGTGACCGCTGTTAACATGACCGCCAACCTAAACAGCCTTGAGCACTTCATGGCTGTCCCGTATGATATGGACCTCACCAGGCCTATCTACTTCAGTGTGGTCTGGACAGCAAACAATACCTCAGGGTCTGTGACCTGGGATATCCTGTACAAGCCGTACATTGCGAATACAACGGTCATTGGTACCGCAGTCTCAGCTACCGCCTTGAGCAAGACGATTGGTGCTCATACGATGGCTGGTGTGGCCTTTACCGTGATGGTGACCCCTGAGGGCCGCTTGAACGGTGGAACGCTACCTGATACGACTGAGTACCTCCAGCTTGGTGTCGTGAGAACAACTGTAGCAACGATTACTACAGCCTCGTTCTTTGGGTTAAACATCCGGTACACTCCTAAGCGTATGCAAGGGAATACAGGTATGTTCAATCCAGCGAAGCCAGCGACATACATCCAGAGCAATAAGTACCCTAACTAGGGTCACAACCGCAACCAAACGGGTGGGGGGCCTTCCTCCTGCCCGATAGGATAACAGATGGAACTAGAACAATTAGTGTCCTTTGTCAGGTACCAACGGGGCCAGAAGACAGGGTGGGATGCACTTGATGAAGTCCTCACTATTGTCCTAGAGGCCAAGGAACGGGTAGCCGCTAGTGAGAAGCAGTTGCAAGCCCTTGAAGTAAAACAGAAAAACCTCAATCTCATCCTTGAGGACCTTGAGGAAACCAGGGTCCATAAGCTGGCTGAAACTGAACTTGAGCTTCGTGCAAAGCGAGAGGACTTTGAAACACCCCTTAAAACCGCCAAGGATGCCCTAGGACGAGAGATCAAGGAGCTAGACGAGCTACGCCTAGGGGCGTTAGCTGAAGCTGAAGTAGCAAAAGAGAAGGCTGACCAGGAAAAGCTCAATCTTTCCAGTTTGTTAGACCAGGTTGCTGGTGCCAAAAGAGAGCTGGAAGCGGTGAACAAAGCGAAAGCTGATCTCAAGGCGAGTCTCTAATGCAAGGGTATATCCAGCTTGCCCCTGATAGTACAGGGAAAAAGGTGGTCATGGAGCAGTTTACTGCTCCCGATGGTACGACACAGTACCGCCAGATTGCACAAATCGACGGTCCAGTTGGCGAAGCTATCCAAGCGTTAATGTTTATTGAACTACAGAATCAAAGCGTCCTGAGGGCAATCTTGGCCCAATTAGGGGGTAATCCCATGGACGAAACTTATATGGGGTTATAATATGCCACTTCCAGTTTCAGGTCAAGTTGGCCCACAGACAGTTGCTGATGGTGTAACGACTCAACCTTTCCGTCAAGGGAAGGGCAGTGAAGTCATTATGCAGCAGCTGCATGGTCGATATGCCGAGCAGGTCTACCGTGGTAATGTCTTTATTGCTGCAAGTCAAGCTGTCGCTACAACGACTGTGGGCCTTGCAACGACTTATACTGGCCTTGCCTTATCAAATCCAGTCGGTTCTGGTAAGATTATCTCACTCTTATTTGTAAGTCTAATGCAGTCAGTCATCCAGGCGACACAACCAGAGGCGTACTCAATCGCTACTGGTTTTAATGCTGCAACTGATGTCACCCATACTACACCAGTCACCCCTCGCTGTGCATTAGTAGGATCGTCTATTAGTCCTGTTGGTAAAGCTGACAGCTCAGCCACCCTGCCAACTGCTCCTTTCTATAGCCTGTTCCTTGGTGAAACAGCCTCAGCGACGACCCAGCCAGGGACTATTGTGGTTGATGTCAACGGAGCCATTGGACTCTTGCCTGGTGGCTATGCAATCTTTGCCACGCCAGCACAGGCATCAGTCGCAGGTATGTGGTTCTCTTACATCTGGGAAGAGATGCCTCTGTAAAGGTAATACG